CATGGGATAAATACTATCCATTAGTTGTAAACAAAGAAGTTGCAGACCTTAGAGGGTACTTTTGGGCTGTAACAGAAGCAAAGATAATCGAGGGTAGTGCGGTTGTAAAAGGTAGTAATTTTGCTACACCTACAATTAGCATTACAGAGAATAAAGCTGAGCCGTCAAACGACACTCCAAAAAACGAGCCGTTGAAAAACACTCAAAACGATAACAAACAATTTTTTATTAACCTTTTATCTAAGTAAGATGAATAAATTTGAATTATTCCTACAAACTAAGGGAATTACAAGCGAGCAATTCGCAGAGAAAACAGCTGAGGAAATGGCTGGACTTTACAATGAGTTCAACGGAGTACAAGCAAAAGAAATCGAAGAGTTAGTAGCTTCAAAAGCTGATAAAAACGAAATCGAGAAAATGGTAAACGATTTGAGAGATTCTCAAATGGAACAAATGAAAAACCTTAATGAGGCTTTGAAAGAAATCGGATTGCAAATTAAAGCAAACAACGAAACAGAAAAAGCACCAAAAGGAAACTCTTTAAAATCTGTTATTAAAACAGTAAAAGACAAAATTTCAGCATTGAAAGACAATCCGTCTGCTCCATGGGTTTCTATGGTAGTTAAAGCGGTTGGTACAATGTTGGAGTCAACAAACGTATCAGGTGGAAATGTACCTGTTGAGCAAAGAATCGCTGGATTGAACACAATCGCATCTAGACGAGTTCAATTAATGGACTTAGTGTCTAGAGGACGTGCAACATCAAACATTATCTCTTGGGTTTACCAATCAGGTAAAGAGGGTTCTGCTGGTGGTACATCTGAGGGTTCTGCTAAAAATCAAATCGATTTTAATTTAGTAGTTGCTTCACAAGCGGTTGTAAAACGTACTGCTTACATTAAAGTATCTACTGAAATGTTGGACGATATCGACTTTATCGAGTCTGAAATCAACAACGAATTATTAAGAGAATTGAACAAAGACATCGAGTTGACAGCTTATTCAGGAAATGGAACTGCTCCAAACATGAATGGAGTTAGAACTGTTGCAACTGCTTTTAGTGCTGGTGACTTTGCTGGTGCTGTTGATAACGCAAACGAAGTGGATGTACTTGTAGTTGCTGTTAATCAAATCGCTATTGCTGACCAACCTGAGCCAACTGCTATATTAATGCACCCTACTGACATCGCTAAATTGTTAGTTATTAAAGTAAGTGCTACTGATAAGCGTTATGTTGATCGTTTAGTTATGGTTGCTGGACAATTATCTTTGGATGGTATTCCAATTATCAAAACTACTTTGGTAACCGCTGGAACTTATTTAGTTGGTGCTTTCAATTTAGCTACTCTTTACGATATGGGTGAGGTATCTATCCAAATGGGTATCGATGGTAACGACTGGACAAATAACCTACGTACTATCATCGCTGAGTTTAGAGGTGCAATGGTTGTTAAAAACAACGACAGAACTGCATTTGTTAAAGGTACATTCTCAACTGATAAAGCATCACTTGAAACTGCTTAATTTTTAGAATCATGGTGAAATTCATATCAAACGGAAAAAGTCAACATTTACCAAAAGGTCAAGAGTTTGAAGTAACTGAGCAAATGTACGAGTTATTCGTTGCTAAAGGTTACGTTGATGGAAAAGAAGCACCTAAAAAGGTAGCTGTTAAAAAGGTAAAAACTGAAAGTAAATAAATTAGAAAATGGCATTAGTTCAACCAAGCGATTTTACAGGTAAATTTTCAATTACTCTAAACGGATTCAAAGAGCAAGATTTTGCGACTTATATCGAAAGATACGAGCCTATTTTGTTAGCTGAACTTTTAGGGGTTGAATTGTACAACTTGTTTATAGTTGATATTGAACTGCCAACACCTGATGAAATTTACACTAAGTTAAAAGAGCCTTTTATGGAGCAACCAAACGAGGAAATATTAAACTCGTACGGTATAGTTGATATGCTGTGCGGGTTTATTTACTTCTTATGGTTAAGAGATGAGAAAGTTCAACAAACGATTAACGGAGGTGCAAAAATCAAAGGCGAAAACTCTGAGCGTAGTGGGGATTCTGATTTATTCCAAAGATATAATGAAAGCGTAGATACTTACAAAGCTATTCAATCGTATATCATTGAAAATAGTGAGGTCTATCCAACGTTCAAAGGAATAGAAAAAGGTTACGCATACATGAGTTGGTAATGAGAAAGGACATAATAAATATTGTAGGTGAGATTGTAGCAAGTATTGACAAAACTATTCAAGTTAGTAGGGTTGAAGGTGCTGAATTGATAACACCTAAACTATTTGTGTGTAGTTTCAAATGGTTAAAAGTTGGTAGCATTATTTTAGATGACCAAAATAGACCAGCAACTGTAACGCAGTTTGGTGAAAATTGGATAGTTATTGAGAAAGAAGATCCGTTTATTTGGACTTCAAAAACTTTTACAATCGTACAAGATATTTACTACTTTAAAGGTAGTCCATTAGCGACTAACAGAGAATGGCAAAATTATGCACGTTTAGAAAGTGGGAAAGTACCTTTTGTATGGTTGGTTAGTCCAACTACTGAGGTTTTCTACAATAACGGTCAAGCATTGGAACGTGAAAGCGATTTAAGGCTGTTTTTCTTAGATATTACTTCACCAACTTACACCGTTCAACAACATCATGACAACGTTATAAAATACCTTAACGCTTGGATTGATGGATTTTTGGAAGTTATAAATAAGAATAGGCGAGATTTTGAGCGGTTCGATTCTTACACTTTAAAAGAAATTAGCCGATTTGGGGTTGAAACACCTCAAGGAGTTGAAAATAACATCATTGATTCAAATCTAAGTGCTATCGAGTTAAGGTTT